ACACGTAATACTCGAACCCGTCCGCGGACGGAACGCAGCGGATGTCCGCGACGGCCGTCGGCGAGCCGTACCGGCTCCATATCCGCTGGATCCCGTTCACGCCCCTGTTCTTTATCGGTTTCCACGCGCTCATCCCTGTGCCTCCTTTCTTGGTCGCTTGCCGTCACCCCGGAAGCCTGAAGTCCACCGCCTCGTAGCCGATGCGCTCGCACCACCCCCGGCCGACGGCCTCATACACGCCGTACTGCTGCGACAGCGCCGCCGCCGCCCTCGCGCCGCAGGGCACCACCACGGTGAACTGGTAGTAGGACGCGCCCTTCCTGATCGCCTCGATGGGGTACGTCGTGTGCCCGATCTCCAGCCCCGTCCCGACGCCGCGCCTGGCGTACGCCACGGTCTCCCACGTCTCGCACCAGCCGCCCTCCGGCCGGCTCGCCTGCAGGACCGCGCCGGTCACGCCCAGGCCCCTTTCGATGCGGTCGCGCTCGCGCTCCAGCTCCGCCCAGTCCGCGTGGTCCAGCAGCACCGCGCCGTCATCCGCCGCGATCACGTCCCACGGGCCGCTGCCCGCCGTCTGCCACGCCCCGCCGCCGCGCCGGCCCTGCCAGCGCAGATAAACCTGTTGCCTGTTGTTCATCGCCTGTCTCCTTCCTCGTTGCTTTGCTACGCCCCGGCGCGACCGCCGCGCCGGGAAAACCTCTACGCCTCCGGCAGATCCTTCGCCGGCCACCGCTTGAACGCCGCCTCCGCGTTCGGCTCCACGTCGTCCTCCCTGTGCCCGCTGCCGTCCCAGTCGTGGTAGCTCACGCCGCGCACCGCGTGGATGCGGAGATCCGCCACCACGAACTTCGCGCTGTGCCAGCCCTTCCTGCTGGCCGGCTTGTAGTACAGCTTCTTGCCGATCCCGTACTTCGGCGCGGGCGTCACCGCCCGCCTCCCGCCCTTCGGCGCCCAGACCGCCGCCCCCGCCGGGGCGGGTGCCGGGCGTTGCTCCACCACCACGCGGATTACCACCTCGCTCATACCGCCCGCCCTCCCGGCGTGATGCCCATCCGCCTCAGCTTCCTTTCCAGGTCCTTGCCCGGCTTGCGCTGGCCGTGCAGCACATAGCTCAGGTGCCCGCGCGAGACGCCCAGCTCACGCGCCGCCTTTCCCAGCCCGCGGAACCGCGTCACCGTCCGCGTCTCCTTGACTATTTTCGTTTTCGTTTCGTTCATGTCTTTGCCCTTTCTCGTGTTAACCGCTTTTGTTACACTTGCGGTGTCTGTTACGGTGTGACGGCGCGAATTATGTAACATAGTTTGTTGACTGTCAACAATAATTGTTACAAAGGCGATAGCAATGTTTCGTTCGATAAAAGAGGCGCGGATGCAGTTGGGCATTACGCAGGATGCGATGGCTAAATTGCTTGGGATTACACGTAATTATTTGGCTCTGATGGAGACAAATAAACGCAACACGCCAAACGAAGTTTTGGAAAAAGCGAACAAGCTTGTTGACACGATACCCGAGAACCAATCTGTAACAGAATGGAAAACACGGGCGTTGGTTGCCGAAGCAAAGCTCTGTCAGCTTAGGGCTGCAATCCGCAACTTCAACAAGGTGGTAGAGAATCTGGAAGGTGCGTTATGAACGTCATTGATGACGAAAAAAAGTTCGACATGAAACGAAAGATGCTCAGGCTTTTAAGTGAAGAATCTGGGCATGACAAAAAAGCCGTCCGCGAATTCAAGCTGTCATCGTGCGCCGCCAGCGCACAGTACGAACTTACGCAGGAAGAGGTGCGCCGCTCACTCGACGCACTTGCCGGAGACGGCTATGCAACGCATGACTACGATGAGCTAAACGGTATTGTCTGGCGGATAACAGACAGCGGACTTTCTGCCGTATCGGACGCCGGGAAGGTAAAATGACCAAGCACCACTGACAACGTAAAAATTGGGAAACTGGAGGAAGCCCTATGAGACCAAAAAAACCAAACTGGTTTATGGCACCATTTAGCGACGAAGAATTCATAGAGATCCTTAGAGCAGAACACGGCCGGGTAACCACAGTCAGACTTGAAAGGCTTGTGCGGCTAATGCGCTTTCTTCAACAACATGGTGCCATTCTAATGCCCTATGACGAAGATGAAGTTATGAATGCCTTGCCGCGCGACTACGGAATACATCCCGCGAGACTGAAAAACGACCTTCTCGCACTGTACAAAGCAAAACTAATCATCGGGGAAAAACACAAAGTGATTCGTCGTTAAGTGCGTATTTTTTTGGGTTCTGACGTTTGAATCCAAAAACGAAACCGTTTCGTTTTTGAAAACAGCCCCGCGTTGGCGGGGCGCATGAAAGGGAAAAGCCATGATGACACCGAGGTGTCCAAAATGCGAAAGCATGTCGTTTGAGATCGGCCCAATAAAGATTAAGAACGCCCGGTTCGCCCACAACGCGATTGTGTGCGCGATGTGCGGGTGCGTTGTCGGGATCGAGGAACATCTTTCGATGATGTACATGCTCAGCAAGATCGCCGAGAAGCTCGGCGTAGATTTCAACAGATAACAGTTGTCGCACCACACCCCCGCAGATGCGGGGCCATGAAAGGAAAGAGAGGTCTGTGTCTATGATGGGAACGCTCATCCTGCTGCTGGGGGCTTTCATTTCGGCCTGGCTGGCCTTCGTGCCCTGCAAGATCCTGCTGGAGATCCGCAGGCAGGGCGCGGCGCGCGAGGCGGAGGCGCTGCGCGTGGTCGCCCTCCTGGTCTCCATCGACAGCCGCCTCGCCGGGTCTCCGCCCGCCGCGACGCCCGCCGGCGCGCCCCCGCCCGCCGATCCGCTGCAGGCCGCCATCGACGCCCGCGCCGCCGGCCGGCCGTGAATCCAAAGCCGTAAATCCAAAAACGAAACCGTTTCGTTTTTGAAAACCGCCGCCCCGCAGGCCGCCTGCGGGCGGTCTTTTTTTTGCCCCGGAACCAAAAACGAAACCGTTTCGTTTTTGCCGCGCGATCCAAAAACGCAGCCGCTTCGTTTTTGCCGCCGCCCGGATTCACGCCTCCCGCCTCTCACCCCTTCACTTTTTTGCCGCCGTCACATCTCACCTCTCACCTTTTCCAAAAACGAAACCGTTTCGTTTTTGAAAAAACGTGCGCACGCACGGCACGCAGCAGACCCGCCCGAACAGAGTTCGGGCGTATCATGCCGCCATCGAAAGCAGCGAAGCCTTCACCCGGCGGATGAAGGGAGCGCCACGCAAAAAATGACAGCGTCAGCACAGGCATACTTGAATACTTTCCAAAAACGAAACCGTTTCGTTTTTGAATCCGCGCGCCGCAACCCGCGCACCGGGCAGGGCGCCCCCGCGCGCCCGCGACGTGTCCCTGCGGCAGCCTCCCGCAGCGCCCGGGCCGGCGCCCCGCGCCTGTCGGCCGCGCCGGCCGGACACGCTCCGTCCCCCAAAAACGAAATGATTTCGTTTTTGCCGCGCGATCCAAAAACGCAGCCGCTTCGTTTTTGCCGCCGCCCGGATTCACGCCTCCCGCCCCCCGCCTCTCACCCCTTCACTTTTTTGCCCCGGAACCAAAAACGAAATCATTTCGTTTTTGCCGCCGTCACCTCTCACCTCTCACCTTTTCCAAAAACGAAACCGTTTCGTTTTTGCCGGAGGCCCGCCGCATGACACCCCTCACCCCGCCCGCAGAGATCGCCGCGTGGCTCGCCTGCGCCACCTTCGCGGTCGTGCTCTTCAACCAGCTCAGCCGCGCGTGGTTCACCCTGCGCGGCAAGCCCACGCCCATCGAGCAGGCCGCCGCGACCAGCGCGATCCGCGAGCGCGTCTCCGCGCTGGAGACCAGCGTCGTCAAGCACAAGGCCGAGCAGGACCGCCGCCTCGACAAGCTGGAGAAAGCGCAGGAAGGCCTCCGCGACCTGATCCTGAAAGAAAACAACCTGCTCTACAACCGCATCAACGCCTGCGCGGACGCCTGCGCCGCCATCAACGGCGAAATCAAGCTGATCGAAGAGAACTCATCGATCCTGCTCAAGACAGTCCTGGAGGGAAAGAAATGAACGACATCGACCCCAAGGTATCACGGGCCATCATCGCCGTGCTCAAGCATACGGGGCGCGCGCGCCCGCTCGGCGTGCGCCCGCTCACCACGTTCGTCAACGGCGAGCTCCGCGCGCCGGTCGACGCCGATGCCGTCCAGGCGCACCTCAGCGACCTTGAGAAGCGCGGCTATGTCGAGCGCCGCGCCAACACCTTCAACCCGTCCGTGATCGAGTGGATCATCACCCCGTCCGGAGATGCCGTTTAGCAAAAACGAAACCGTTTCGTTTTTGAAAAAAAAGGACCGAGACCGCATGACCCGCAAGCCCAGGCCAGACAGCAACCTCGCCGGCATCACGCCAGAGCAGGCCGACCGGCTCTTCGAGATGCTCCGCACCGCGCCGTACCACGCCGCGGCCAGGCGGGTCGCCGAAGAGTGGGGCATCGCCGTCTCCATCTCCGGGCTCAAGCGCTGGCGCGACCGCGAAGCCCGCGCCCGCGCCCGCGCCGACCTCCGCTCCGCCGTCAAGGCCAGCGAGCAGTTCGACAAGGACCTCGACGCCCGCGCCCTCGACGAGCGCGCCGCGCACGCCCTCCGCGCCGCCTTCTGGCAGGCCATCACCTCCGGCGACATCGCGAGCGTCCAGCGCCTCGGCTCGCTCGTCCTCGACTACAACGCGGACGCCCGCGACACAGAGAAGCTCCAGCGCCTGCTCAAGGCCGAGAAGGACCTCAAAGAGGCCCGCGAGGAAAACGCCGCGCTGGCCGCGCAGGCCGCCGCGCTGCGGCGGCAGCTCGCGGAGGCCGGCAAGGCCGGCGCCGCCGACCCTGCGGCCGTAGCCGACGAGCTCGACCGCCACCTGGGGGTGAAGAAATGACCGCCATCCCCCCGCAAGACACAGGCTACTTCCTGCCCTACCAGCTCGCCTGGATCCTCGACGAGTCCGAATACAAGGTCGCCGAGAAATCCCGCCGCGTGGGCTTCACCTACGCCTCCAGCTACCGCATGTTCCGCAAGTGCATGAACCGCGGCGGGGGGTTCGTCCAGTGGGTCAGCAGCCGCGACATGCTCACCGCCCAGGAGCTGATCCGCGACTACCTCACCATCTGGTGCAAGGCCGCCAACATCGTGGCCAAGGGCATGTACGGCGACAACGTCGAAGTGATCGACGTCGAGAAGAACATCAAGGCGTTCGTCGTCGAGTTCCCCAACGGCGCGCGGCTGGTCTCCCTCAGCTCGTCGCCCGAAGCCTTCGCCGGCAAGGGCGGCGACGTGTTCCTCGACGAGGCCGACCTCCACGACGACAGCGGCAGGCTCATCGACATGGCCCAGCCCTGCACCATGTGGGGCGGCCAGCTCGAGGTGGTCTCCGCCTACCGCGTCAACGGCACCTCCGGCAGCCCCTTCGCCATGCTCGTCAAGTCGGCCAAGGGCGAGGCCAACCCGATGGGCGTCAGCCTCCACCGCGTCACCCTGCCGGACGCCGTCGCGCAGGGGCTCGTCGAGAAGATCAACAAGACCGCCGGCAAAAAGCAGACCCGCGCCGAGTTCATCGCCAAGATCCGCGCCAAGTGCCGCACGCAGTCCGCCTACAACTCGCAGTACCTCTGCATCTGCGACGACGCCGCCGGCAGGCTCATCACCCTCCAGATGATCGCCCCGTGCGAGCTGCCCCCCGCCGAGCTGGCCGAGATCATCGCCAGGAACCCGTCCGCGCCGCGCTTCGGCGGATACGACGTGGCCCGCAGGCTCCACGCCTCCGCGTGGCACGAATACGTGCAGCTCGGCGTCTCGCTCTACCTGGCCCGCCGCGAAATCTTCCGCGACGCCGAGTTCGACGCCCAGGAGAACTGGATCCGCGCGCGCCTCACGGACAAGGGCCAGCCCCGCATCAGCCGCATGGCCATCGACGCCACCGGCCTCGGCATGCACATGTCCGAGCGCCTGGCGAAGGCCTTCCCCGGGCGCGTGGACGCGGTGAACCTCGAGAGCGGCCGGCGCACCGAAATGTGCGTGGCCCTGCGCGACCGCTTCGCCGCCGCCCGCATCTACATCCCCGCCGACGACCAGCTCCGCGCCGACCTCAACGGCCCCGAGAAGACCCTCGCCAAGAACGGCGGGCTCCGCATCGTCATCCCCGCCTTCGACAGCGAGGCCGGCGGGCAGAGCCACTGCGACGAGTTCGTCGCCTCCATGCTCGCCGTCTCCGCAGCCGACGAAGGCGCCGCCTGCGCCTTCCCGCCGCGCCCCGGGCGCGGGCGCCGCGCCGCCGCCCGCCGCGCCCGCCGCCGCGCCATGCGCGAAAGGAGGTCACGCTGATGGCCAAGGCACTCACAAAGGCCCGCGCGCTGAAACAGGCGCTCGAAACCACCAACAAGTGGCGCGACGCCAACAACCCCCTGCGCAGCCTCACCATGCCGCGCGCCGTGCAGCTCATGGAGATGGCGCAGCGCGGCGTCATGGCCGAGCTCCAGTGGCTCTACGCCGCCGAGACCGGCATCGAGGCCACCGACCCCGACCTGATGACCATCATCGAGCGCACCGTCGCCGGCGTCGCCGACTGCGACTGGCACATCGAGACCAACGCCGAAGACTCCGCCGGCTACGACGCCCCCCTGGCGGAAGAGCAGGCTGCCTTCCTGCGCGAGTCATTCGCCCGCTGCGACAACCTCCCCGAGGCCATCGAGCACCTCGTCATGGCGCGCTTCCGCGGCTTCTCCCATTTGTCGCCGTGGCTCGCCCCGGACTGGATGATCGAGCACCTCGAGCCCCTGCCGCAGTGGAACATGGTGCGCAACGGCACACGCAACGAGTGGGCCTTCAACCCGCGCGCCGACAACACCGGCTACGACTCGCTCAAGTCAGGCCGCCTCACCCCGGACGATTACATCCTGCTCGACAACCGCCGCCCCGTGAACCGCATCGCGCTCATCAAGTACGTGCGCTCCACGGTCGCCGAAAAAGACTGGGACGGCTACGTCGAGATCTACGGCATCCCCGGCGTCTTCATCATCATGCCGCAGAACATCCCGGACGGCAAAGAAGAAGAGTACGCCGACCTGGCCGAAGAGGCGACCGAGGCCGGCAGCGGCGCCCTCCCGAGCGGGTCGGAAGTAAAATTCTCCAGCGAGGCGCGCGGCTCGCAGCCCTTCCAGGCCCGCCTGGAGTGGCTGCAGAAACAGCTCGTCCTCGCCGGCACCGGCGGGCTGCTCACCATGCTCACAGAGGCCGGCAGCGGCACGCTCGCCGGCTCCGCGCACCAGAGCGCCTGGGAGCAGATCGTCCGCCGCGTCGCGCGCGTCGTGTGCGAGCCGCTCAACCGCCAGTACGCGCGCCGCGCCCTCGCCGCCGCCTTCCCAGGGCGCCCCGCGCTCGCGTCCTTCGCCCTCCGCGCCAACCAGGAGAAAGACGTCGGCGACGTGATCTCCAACATCGCGCAGCTCACCTCCGCCGGATTCCAGATCGACCTCGAGCAGGTCCGCCGCGAGACCGGCTACGAGATCACCGGCTTCTCCGCGCCCGCGCCGCCGCCGGGGCTGCCCGCCGCCTTCCGCGCAGCCGCCCGCAGGCGGCCGGCAGGCCGCGCCCACGATCCGCTCATGCAGTCCGGCGCCGACGCGCTCGCCCAGGCCCAGGCCGTCGCCAACCGCCCGCTCGCCCTCGCCATCGCGCGCGTCCTCACCGCCAAGGACCTCCCCGCCATGCAGGCCGCCGCGCGGCGCCTCCGCGGCGAGCTTCCGCAGATCGCCGCGGCCATGCTGTCAGACCCCGCCCAGGCGGAAGCCTACCGCCGCATCATGTCATCAGCCTTCCTGCAAGGCCTCATCAAGGAGCCCGCGCAATGAGATTCGCCAACCGCATGTTCTGCCTAGCCCGCGCCGTTCTGGACGCCCCGTCCGGGGCGCGCTGGTTCCACACCGTCCCCCCGATGGGCGAATACCCCGGCGGCAACATCTTCCGCGGCGGACAAGAGATCAAGAACGCCGTGCTCGTGATCGACCGCGAGGCCTACGACCGCATCCTCGCCGCCTTCGCGGCGGACACCGCGCGTCTCGGCCACGGCCTCCTCGTGGACCGCGAGCACTTCTCGCTCGACACCGACAAGCCCTCCGACGCGATGGCCTGGGCCACCGACATCCGCGAGGACGCGGACGGCCTCTGGACGCGCTGGGACTTCACGCCCCCCGGCCTCAAGATGTGGGAAGACCGCGTCCTCATCTCACGGTCCCCCGTCATGCAGCTCGAGCCCATCGGCGGCAACCGCTTCCGCCCCGTGCGCCTCGAAAGCGTCGCGATGACCAACACACCGCACTTCGATCTTTCAACCATCGCCGCCGCGCGTGCGGCGGACAACCAGCCGGACGGCTGCCCGCCGGACGGCAACCACACACAAGGAGACAACACCATGAACAGACTGCTCGCCCTGCTCGGCCTGCCCGAGACCGCGACAGAAGACGAGGCCGTCGCCGCCCTCCAGGCGCTGATCGACGCCAAGTCCGCCGCCGACCAGGCCCAGGCCGACGCCGAGGCCGCCCGCGACGAAGCGCAGGCCGCGTGCCGCAAGGCGCGCTGCGACGCCTTCATCGCCGCGCACCGCGACGCCATCGCCGACGAGGCCAAATTCCGCGCCGCCTACGAGGCCAACCCCGACGCGACCGAAGCCGCGTTCGGCGCGTTCAAGGCCGCCAAACCCGCCGCGCCCGCGACGCGCATCAGCGCCCGCCTCGCCGCCACGCCCGGCGACGGCGCCGCAGCCGCGCCCGTCACGCTCGCCGCCTACAGGGCCATGCCGCCCGGCCGCGACAAAGACGCCTACCTCGCCAGGCACAAAGACACGCTCCTCCGCCTCGAGCGCGAGGAAGCCCAAGGCAATTGACCGCAAACCCCGGCCCCAGCGCCGGGACATGAAAGGAAACAACTATGAACACCCTCACCAACACCGCGCTCCAGATCTACAGCACCAAGCTGATCATGGCCCTGAAGCGCCGCCTCGCGCCGCTCTTCGCGTTCTCGCTCGATCTCTCCGACGACGCCGCGAAAATCGGCGACACCATCAAAGTCGGCCTGATCTCCGCCGCCACCGCGCAGGACTTCAACGCCACGACCAACAACTACAAGGCCAGCCAGTCAGACATCCTGAGCAAGGAGGTCAAGATCGCCAAGCGCAAGCTGTCGAAGTTCGGCATCGACGACGCCCAGGCCGCCAACTACCCCGCCTCGTGGTGGGAGCGCAAGTCAGAGATGGCCGTCAACGCATGCGCGTCCGCCGCGCTCAACGACGTGTGGGCGCTGATCACCGCCGAAAACTACGGCGACGAAGAGACAGACAAGCTCGCGCTCACGCTGGCCGGGTTCAAGAAGGCCGGCGTCGGCCAGATCCGCGCCGCCGCCGTCAGGAAAGGGCTCACGCCCAGCGCCTCGGCCCTGCTGCTGAACCCCGAGTTCTACTCCGCGCTGCTGGCCGATCTCGACTCGTCCACCTACGGCGGCGAAGAAGCCATCCGCCAGGGCTACATCCCCAACCTGCTCGGCTTCGGCAAGATCATCGAGGCCCCGGACCTGGAAGCGCCCGGATTCGTGTGCCACGCCGACGCGATCGCATTCGCGAACCGCTACCTCGCGCCCGTCGATCCGGCCAGCTACAGCGAGGCCGGCTCGGTGACGGACGACGACTCCGGCCTCACGGTCGGCATCCGCAAGTACGGCGATCCAGACACCGGCCTCTACTCGGTCAGCGCCGAGCTGTGCTACGGCCTGGACGTCGGCGCTTCAGACGCCCTGCTGCGCCTCGTGTAACAAACCCCGCGTGGCCGGGCCTCCGCGCCCGGCCCCTGAAAGGAAAACCAACCATGCGTAAAATGCTCACAATCGCCGCCGCCGCCGCCACGGCGGCCGCAGGCATCGCGCTCGCCGCGAACTACTCCGCAGTCAGCCTCCCGGCGCCCGGCGTGTGGAACCCCGCCGGCATCGGCGTGGCCAAGGTCGCCGCCATCCAGATCGAAGGCGCCCACCCCGCCAACGGAACCGTCATCATCAGCCGCATCTCCAAAGACGGCGCCGCCACCAACGCGCTCCTGACGCGCACCTGCTCGTCAGGAGCGTTCAGCGGCGACATCGGAGCAGGCACGAACATCTACCTCTTTGCCGGCGACCGCCTGCTGCGCAGCGGCACCGCCACAAACGAGTGTTCCGTCATGCTGATCCTGAACAACTAGGCCGCGCCCGCGCCGCCGCCAATTCCGGCGGCGCGGGCCCTTGCCTCTCACTTATTACCTCTCACTTCTTACCTCTTACCTATCACCCCACCATGTGGCGCCAACCGACAACCGACGACTTCCGCGACGCGATCCTCGAAGACGAGCTGCTCGCCTGGCAGGAAGCCTCCGTCGCCGAAGGCAAAGACCCGGCGGCCAAGGCCATCGAAAACGCCGTGGGCGTCTTCCGCGCCGCGCTGCGCTCCGGCTACACCGGCGTCATCGGCCCCGCCGGGACGCTCCCCGCCGACCTCATCCCCAACGCCATGCACATCGCGGTCTACTACTTCCTCGCCGGGCGCGGCGGCGCGGCCGTGAGCGACGGCCGCGCCCAGCTCTACCGCGACGCGCTCGACATGTCCCGCCGCATCGCGGACGGGCGCCTCGCCTACACCGACCCCGACGACGCCGAGCAGGACGCCGCGCCCTCCGGCTCATTCCCCAAGCCCGCCTTCCGCCCCAAGCGGCGCCTCCTCGACCGCCAATCCCAATCAGGACTCTGACACCATGCAGCTCGACCCCTCAAAAATCTGGCTATCCGGCGCGCCGCCGCCCGCCATGCCCGCCGCCGCAGACATCGCGGAGCACGGCTCGCTCGTCGCCTTCCAGATCCACGTCCGCGACGTACTGCGCGCCTTCCTCCCGCTCGCGCCGGTCACCGCGCAGCCCAAGCCCGGCGCGTGCACCTACGCCGACAAGCGCACCGTCGCCTCAGAAGTCGAATCCGCGCTGCGCGCCATCGGCATCAGCATGGTCGTCGCGCTCGACGCCGGCACGCGCAAGAGCGCCGCGCCGCACGCCGTCTGCCTCGACCCCTTCACCTTCGCCGTCGCCATCGCCGAGAACCCCGTCACCAACCGCGGCGCGTCCGGCACCGGCGTCACGGCCAGCCGCGCCGCAGAGCTCGCCATGATCTGCCTCTCCGGCCTGCCCCTCGGCAACGGCGTCTGCGCCGTCCAGTCCTACACCCTCGGCGGCGAGGAAGGCCAGCTCCAGACCGCAGAGGTCACATTCCAGACCGCCTACACCATCACCCCGCCCGCTTCCATGCTGGCGGAAGAATAAGGAGAACACCATGCCCCCGTACACACCGACCATCGACCGCACCACCCTCCTCGAAGGCCCCGCCCACATCATCTTCGACAAGACCGGCGCCAAGGCCGCCTGGAAATACTGCTGGTGCACCGGCAGCGTCACCGTGCAGCTCGTCCACCGCCCCAAGGAGATGAACGTCTCCGGCTTCGGCCAGATCGACGACCCGCGCGCGGACGAGCTGATCGAGATCGACTTCACGCCCGCAGGCAACTTCTCCGAGGCGCTGTTCGACTGGATGTTCTCCGGCGTCTTCTCCCTCTGGCCCGGCGAGTCGATCTTCCCCCCCGCCGACTCCCCCGTCTACGTCCACACGCTGACCGGCCGCATCCTCGGCGTGGCCAACGCCCGCGTCACCCAGTTCCCCGCCGTCCGCTTCGGCGCGGGCGGGCCGCGCTTCGAGGGCGCCGCCAAGATCACCGGCATCATCGGCAAGAACACCCCCCGCACCGCCGCGGGCGCGCTCTTCACCCCGCCCGCCGACGAAGCCTTCACGGCCGTCCCGCTCGGCACCGAATGGGTCCACCTCCCCTGCAGGGCGTCGTGGGGCCTCGCCGCCCCGCTCGACCTCGTCAGCGACGACAAAGGCTGGACGCTCCGCGCCGCGCACACCGTCAGCCCGCGCACCAACCCCGACACCGGCACCTACGACTTCCGCGTCGAGACCTCCGCCGTCGAGGTCACCGGCCGCCCCATCAGCATCGGCGACGAGGATTTGATCAGCGCCGCCCTCGCCGGGTCATCGCGCGCCATCGGGCAGTCCAGCCCCTCCGGCACGCTCACCCTGGCCGAAGACAGCCCCGGCCTCACCGCCAAGCTCTACGGCGCCCGGCTCGTCTCCAAGCCCGCCGTGTTCGGCGAGAACGAGCCCCGCTCCGGCGAACTCACCTGGCGCGCCTTCCGCACGCCCGTCACGGTCGGCGAAGCCACCGCCACCAAACTCGCAGACGTGGACATCACCCCTGCAGGAACCTGATCCCTCGGGCACCGATTCACACCAACGCACTAATGCACTAACGCACTAATGAACTAATGACGATCACCCACAGACACAGCTCCGGCGACACGGTCATCTGCCACGGCCTCGGCCACCCCGGCGAGCCCGGCTACTACACCGGCCCGCTCGGCGACTCCGACGACACCGACACCGAGTGGTCCGTCGACCCGCTGCGCCCCATCGGCGCGGACACCGCCAAGCCCCTCGACCGCGGCAACGGCCTGCACACCTGGGCGCTCTGGGTCGAGCGCCGCTTCATGACCGACCTGGAGGCCAAGGCCCACGCCCGCGCCATGCCGGGGCTGCTGCCGCGCGGCCCCGCCGCCGTCGAGGTCACCGGGGAAGAAGACGGCTACAAAACAGTCTACCCGGACACCGTGCTGCAGAAGCTCGCCACCCGCCGCAACGGCTGCTCGCTCGACATCGTGTTCCACTTCGTCAGCGGCGTCCCCGTCCGCGAAGCCGCCGAACCGCCAACCCCATAGGAGCCAACCATGCGCATCACACCACCGCTCGCCGCCTACTGCCTGCTGCTGACCTCCGCCTGCGCGCTCACAGACCCGTGGGGCGTCAACGTGCAGCAGCACACCGCCGTGCAGCGCACATACAAGCAGGGCGAATCGTGGACCATGCAGGTCACGCTGCGCCACGGCCTCAGGCCGCTCGACCTCACCGGCGCCACCGCCATATTCTACTGGCACACCAACGCCGCGCAGAACGTCTGGTGGGATCGCCCCGCCGAGATCACCGCGCCCAAGGCCGGCCTCGTCACCGCGCAGTGGACGCCCGCGATGGACACCGGCGCGGCCTCGTACCCGTACTGGATCGGCATCTGGGCCTCCGGCAGCACCTCCCCGCTCTGGCGCGTCACCGGCACCATCCGCATGCTGCCCTCGCCCGGCTTCACGCCAAACACCCTGCCGCTGCCCGCGCGCTCCATCGACTTCTCAGAGATCAGCTTCACCAACGCCCCGTGGGCCACAACCAACGACCTTGCATCCGCATTGCAAGCCGCGTCGGAAACAAACGCCCTTTTCGACGCGAGGTTCCGTCCGCTCTTCAATTCCACCTCGCGTTGGGACACCGCGTACGGCTGGGGTGATTGGCATGACGCGCTCGAGACCAACCGCGTCAAACGCCTCTACGCCGAATCCGGAAACGGCATTCTCGGATTCAGCGGCGCCACGCCGGAGATCTACGAGGAGGGAGTGTTCACGAATTACGTGGTGGTTCTCTCCGCCGATTTCAGCCCGCGCCCGTGGGCTGGCACGGCACCGCATCCCTTTCCGTTCAGCGAGGGCGATTGGTCCGGGAATTTCGACGGCACGCGCCGCGCGACAATCATGCTGTGGAACACGGCCAACGGCCAGTTGCTGTACTGGACGAGCCCGCCCGGCGAGGCCTATCCCAAGACGCTAACGTTCGACGACTTCTTCAGCGAGGGCGGTATCGGCACAGGAACGGCAACGATCTACGTGACCACCTACACGCGGAAACAACTCGCGACGATTCTGACCACCCTGTCCGGGTACGAGAGACAATCCGGAACGGACATCGGCAGCGCGGCCATCACGCTCGAGCCGAACAAAAACCAGAACATTTCGTTCAGTTTCGGCGGGATCGGTTACTACTCGTTCGCGACCGGACTGATATATTTCGATTGGCCCACGCGTTCGGGGCGGTTTGCGCTGCGGGAAGACATCACCGACGCGATCAACAATCTGGACATCCCCGATCCGGATCTCTCAAGCCGCGTCGCAACCACAAACGGAACCGCGCACAATCTCGCGCTGACAGGGTCGGCAACACTGAACGGAGCCCCAATTTCAACATCACCGACGCTGGTGCGCGACGGTGTCGCATACAGGCAGGTTTGGGACACGAACCTGCTCACAACCGCATGGGAGCCGATCCAACAATGAAACGCTGTTGCATTTACATCCTGTCCGTATCCGCGCTCTCGGTCAGCGCCCAGTCGTGGTACGACCTCACAGTCCACAACGCCGTGTTTGCCGGCACCAACATGGTCTCCGGCGAGATCCGGCCCGCCGGCGCGCTGCCCTCGCTGGCAGACTTCAATGCCGCCAAGACCGAGATCAGCGAGGCCATGGCCGTCGCGTCCAACTCGTGGGACATCGCCCTGGCCGCGTCCAACGCCGCCGCCAGAGCCGCCGCCGACATTGCTGACGCGACCAGCAACGGCGTGTGGGAGATCGTGTTCACGCTGAGCGCGCTGCGCGGCGTGAGCGCGGCGGACGACATCGAATCGAAAACGGTGGGGTTCAGCGTCGAGACCACACCGACCGGCAGGCTGTGCCACGCCGTCCAGTGGTTCAGCACCGCGCCGCCGCAGCTGCCGGATTTCGACTGCACCTACTCGACCAATCTCGTCGCCGCAGGCTTCGACACCATCCCCGTTTCCAGCTCATGGCCGGACCAGTACGGCGCCCCCCCAGATTACGGCCAGAGCGGCGGCGCGTGTTACCGCGTCAGCGCCCTGGTGCCTTTGGAGTGGGGATCATGCTTTTTCAAATTGATCGCGACCGGCTTCGTTTTGCGCGGCAATTTGCTGCCCGTCGTGGGCGGCATAGCGGGCGGCGCGTCATACGACATCACCGTGCTCGATGCGGCCGGCGGCACCAACGTCACGCTCAACGTGCGCGGCGGGTTCTGCGTCGCCACCAACAACCCGATCAGCATCATGCTCTACGAACCATGACGATCCAAGAAACAGCCCAGCTCGAACTCGCCGCCGTGCTTTTCATCACGGTCGGCGCCGCGCTCGGCCTGCTGTCGCGCTGGCTGATCCGGCGCCACCGCTGGCCCGCGCCCGAGACGCTGGCCATGGCGTTCATCCTCGCGCTGGGCGCCGCCGCCTACGCGCTCGCCGATGCCGAGCCGGGCAAGCCCGCGCCGCCGCAGGTAAGGAAGTGGATGCGCTTCAAGAAAGATTGGGCAAGGTGGACGCATGCGGTACAGGCCGAGTGGGCGGAGTTTTGCGCGGCAGTACGGCAGGGGCTCATCAGCGTTCAGGGGCTTTATGGCGGTGTGATCGTGGTCACCAACACCATGCCGGAAAACGCCTCGCCCCCGAAAGCGATGCGGCTCCGCGCGAACATTCTGGCGAACCCCAACAACCAGAATCTCAAAGCCCGCCCGACCCGGCTCACCGACAACGGCGACGGCACATGGACCGTGGAGATCACGGCCAGCCGCGAAATCACCGACGAGCCCGCGCTGATGATGTACCTGCGCCGCCGCTCGGACGGCGCGGTCTGGTGGGTGGAGCACACCTCCAGCAGCTTCCCCGAGACAACCGCGCCCAACGCATACGCATACACGTTCGAGATGCCGGCCGGCGTGGAGGGGCACCTCGCGATTGCCGACGAGGTGATGCTCGGCGGCCCCGGCGGGCTCACCGTGGAAGGGCTCGCGCTGGTCGATCTCGACGCCGGCGCGATCTACGAGGGGATATCCGGAGATTTCATAGACGCGGACGGACGCCTGCTGCAGGTGCGCCGGGGCGTTTTCATGATCGACAATGCAAAGGCGCAGTCCGCCGAAGGGCCGGAGCCCGAGCCGATGATGGCGGGCGGCAGGCAGGCCGGGCCGGAGCCGCTCCTGAATGCCAAGGGAGCTGCGGCAACCGCGACTCCGGCACTGCGCGGCGGCGGCACGCCGCGCGAAGCCGTGATCGTGCGCGAGCCTGAGCCGGTGAAGTTTGAGCCGCCGCTAAAACTGGCCATGCCGCCGCTCGATGGAGGCGCGAGATGATACAGACGCTCTGCAACCTCTACGCATGCACCGTCGCCGCCGTCTGGTCCGGCGTCGGCTGCGCGATGGAATCGCACGGCGACGTGATCCTGTGCGCGGACACGGCCGTGCGCGTGGAATACGGCTGCCTGTCGCTGCGCGCGGTCATCTTGAGCGGCTGGGTGGGTGTCGCCTGCGCCGTCATGATCCGCCGCGCGTGGCCGTTCCCGGCCGGCCTCGCGCTGGGCGCGCTCATGTGCTGGCTGCGCGTGTTCGCGCTGGTCGGCCTGGCGTGTATGCGGCCGCCATTGTTCCACGCACTGCACGCACGGTGCGGATACGCGGCGTTCGCAGCCGCTTCCCTGTGCCTCATCTTCGCGGTCTGCATGTATGTGACCGCACAGCTCAAAAAAAAGGAGAGTCAAAAATGAAAAACGCAACAATCGTTCTTTTCGGCGATTCCTATACGGCGGGCCGTATCCCTCATAGTCAGACAGACGGTGCGTTCAAAAAGTGCCTGAGTAACGTGCACGGCGATTTCGCCGTGAGCGGATCGACTGCCCTCCAGTGGTCGATGGAAAACGAGTGTTTGCCTTCCGTCTGCTTGTCGGATGCCGATATCGCCGTCGGCTCGTTACTCGGTAACGATGTTTTCGCCGCACTCGCGGACGGCAAGGTCACGCTCGATGAGACGCTGCGCTCGATGGCCGCGCTCGCGATTGTCCTTTCCCGTATCGCGCATACGAAACCTGTTCTGCTGATGCTCTACCCGAATCCCTATATGGGTGTTCCTGACAAACATCCCGAAGCCGCTGAAGGCGTTCGCCGTCTCAACGCCGCCATCGGTTGCGTCGCGGATGTGATCAACGCGTCAATCGGCAATCACCCCGTCATGCCGCTCGATCTCGGCACCGTGCTGCGCCCCGAGCATTTCGACGGAGTCGACATCCACCCCAACGAGGCGGGGTATCAGGCGATGGCCGCAGCCGTCATGGATGTGATCGGGCGCATGTAGTTTTCACTCTCACCGTTAAGGCCGCTGTACGGCCGCAACAAAACAAAACAAAAGGAGACAAACCATGAAAGACGCGACAACCAACACCATCACACCCCGCGACGAGCAAGAGGCCAAGACGCTTTCAGTCGGCGCGCGCATCGCCACAGTTATCGGCATCGTCGGCACGGCCGTGTCCGCGCTGCTTGCCGCCTTCGGCGGCCTCGACTGGATCACAGCACACCTTCCCCTGCTTCTCACCGGCCTCGGCTCGCTTGCTTCCGGAGGCATCGCCTCTTATATCGCCATCCGCCGCATGAGCATCGACAAGATCGCAAAAGGAACCGGCCTCATTATTATTGCTGTCGGCCTTTCCGGATGCGTCGCGATCTGCGCGGACAGCACGGGAGAGGGAGCATCGGTCATGGCTTTCGGCTGGGGCGCTGATTCCGCCGCCGCACTCTCGAACGTCGCTGTCACAGGCCCCTCCACTAACGACAGCACCGGCGTCAGTTTCGACACCGCCAACAGCCAGCAGAAGTCCGCGCAGGCGATCCAATCGCTGATCTCGCTGGGCGCGGCGCTCGCTCCTGTCCTGGCAGGCGGCGCTCCGGCCGCTCTCGCGCCGCCGTCCGCCTCTCAGGCAGCCCCCGCAAACTCCGGTTCTGTGGTTGCCGTTGACGGCGATACCGATGCAGACCCTGCAGGCTACAACGGCACTCCAGGGCCGTCAGGAGAAGGCATTTACGGACGCCCCTCCTGTTCTCGCTGCCAAGCATACCGCGCGGCGCACCCTGATGTGGCCGTCATCAACATTGATGACGCCTCCAACCGTGATGACCTGTGGGCAGCCCTCCGCCTTCGCGGCTTCACCGGCGCAAATGTTTCTCTTCCCGTCCTGGTCACGGCAGACGGCTACACTCAAGCCGCCCGCTAGTTTTAATCTCATTTCCGCGATCACCCAGTGGTCGCGGAAAACCCGACTATGCCGTCCATCCCCTCCACACTCCTGGCCCCCACGACCTTCGCGGAAGCGCTTCAAGACCGCGCCGTGCGCGACCTTCTGCCCACCTCCCTGTCGTCCGCCGAGATCATGGAGATCGACCCGCTCATCCGCCGCCGCGCCGTCTTCTCCGCCCGCGTTGAATCATCGCGCCACCTCACCGTGCTCGACAACATCATCCAGATGATCCTCGACCCCGAGCACAACCCGGACGGCACGCCGCGCCAGCCCGGCCAGTACATGACCGAGGCCCGCGCCCGCATGCTCCTGCGCGCGCACCTCGAGCAGATCGGCTACCGGCCCGCCGCAGGCGACGAGGGTGGCATCAAAGACCTGCGCAGCGAGCAGCGCATCCGCGCCCAGCTCGACTACCCCGTGTCGTTCGCCCGCAACTACGGCCACGCGAAGCAGATGAACGCCCCCGGCGCGCTCGACGAGTTCCCCGGCCAGCGCCTGCTGCCGTCGTATGCCGACGAGCCGCGCGGCGACGCATGGTGGGGCGCGCGCTGGCGCGCCGCCGGCCTGCCCGGCCCGTTCGGCAGCGACTTCGTCGCGCTCAAGTCAGACCCCGGCTGGAAACGCCTCAGCATCTTCGGCTATCCCTACCCGCCCTTCGCGTGGGGCAGCAAGCGCGAGACCGAAGACGTCGACCGCGAGACCTGCGAGGCCTACGGCCTGATCGCGCCCGGCGAGACGCCCGCGCCGATGGACCTCGGCGAATCCAACCCGCTCGTCGCCAGCCTCCCGGACGGCTCCCCCGACCTCATCTCCGCCATCCTCGCCCAGTTCCCCAACGCCGAGTTCCTGAACGGCGTCCTCACGCAAACCTGACCACCTCCCACCTCTTACCTATTACCTATTACTTCTTACCTATTACCTCCTCCATGAACGTCTCCATCAAAATCGAAAATAGCGAAGCCGTGATCTCCGTTGCCCGCGAAGCCGCAGGCCCCGTCACAGACGGCGAGCGCGCCGCCATCGGCGCAGAGGTTGCAAGGCTCCTGCAGCGCCACCTCCGCGCCCGCGACGCCAGCAACGCGCACGCATACCCGGAAGGCGGGCGCCGCTCCCACTTCTGGCGCAAGGCCGCAGAGGCCGTATCCTTCACGCACGACGACAAGTCCGTCACCGTCACCGTCGCGCACCAGGGGGTCGCCCTGCGCTACGCCGGCGCGCCCGAAGGCATCAAGCCCGTCAACAAAAAAGCCCTCGCCATCCCCGCCCACGCCCACGCCTACGGCCGCAGCCCCCTCGAATTCAACGACCTCCGCATCGTCGTCTTCCGCGCCCAGAACAAAGCCGCGCTCGTGCGCAAGCCCAAGAAGCGCGAACACCTCGGCACCGTCATGTTCTGGCTCGTCCGCAAGACCAAGCCCGTGCCCGGCGACCCCACCGTGCTGCCGCCCGAGAACGTCGTCCTCGGCCTCGCCGCCCGCCGCCTCGCCCTCATGCGCTCGCGCCGCCGCGCCCAGAAAGGAGCCCCATGACCGCCCAGGAACTGCAGCTAAAGATCGACACCGAATACGACGGCAAAGGCGCCGACGCCGCGGCCAAAGACATCGAGAAGATCGGCAAGGCGTCCAAGAAGGCCGGGGAGGAGCAGGACAAGGCCGGCAAGCACGCCCAGCAGTTCGGCCAGTCCACCGGCCGCGCCGCCGAGATGGTCGGCTCGCTCACCGGCGCGATGGGCCAGAGCGGCCCCGCCGCCGCCCGGATGGGCGCCGGCCTGCGCGTCATCAAAGCCCTCGCCGAAGGCTCCGCCGGCGGCCTGGCGGGCCTCGCCACCGTCCTGGTCGGCATGGGCGTTTCGGCATGGGCGTCCTACCAGCGCAAAGTCGAAGAGGCGCAGAAGAAGCTCCAGGAGTTCATGGCTGGTCTGACAGACGCCAAGATCGATGCCGGTGCCAAACGAATCGACAGCATCGCCGAAGGCTTCAGCCGCGTCGAGAAAGCCATCTCCGCGACGCGTGCCGCTCAGTCCGAGCTTGCCGCCGCATGGGACGATCTCAACCGCGCCGGTCAGGAAGTCACCGCGATGGAGCTTGAGCGCCGCGAGAAGGCCGCCCTCGCCCGCGTCGCGCCAGGTGATCAGGCCGGCGCCGCAGCCGTCCGCGCCCGCTATGCCGGCCTGCGCGAAAGCGCCGCGCTCGGCCAGCGCGCCGGGGACGCGATCCGCGCCGAACAGGCCGCCCGCGACGATCTCGCCGCAATCTCCGGCCGCCGCGCCAACATCGAGCAGACTCTCGGCTCATCAGTCGCCGCCCGCGACCTGATTGCCGCGCAACTCGCGCGCTCCACGGCTCGCGCCGACCCCATGAACAAAGACGAAGAAGAACGCAAGCGCGCAACACAAGAGGTTGCCGCCTTCACCGCTCAGCTCGCCAAGTTAGACAAGCAGGTTGCCGATCTCACCGACGCCCTTGCCGCCGCCCGCACATCCGAAAAAGCCGCCGGCATCCGCGTGCAGGCCGCAGGCCTGCGCGCCACGAGCGGCATAGACGCCGCCTCCGCACTCGCCGCGCAGAATACCTCAGACGCCGAAACCGCCGCCGTCCGCGAACGCTGGGGGCAGCGCCTCGGCGACCTGCGCCGCCGCGCATCATCCGCGTCATCATCCCTGTCCGCGAGATCCGCCTCGCTCTCCGCAGCCGCCGAAGCGTTCGATCCACAACGCGCCGACTATCCGCACCAAGGCGCGTGGAACCAGGCCAAGATCCGCGACCGCCGCATGGATGACCAGGCGAAAGGCGCGGCGCGCCTCTCCGCCTCTGCCGCCAAGCTTGACGACCAGCTCTCAAAAATGAAACCCGAGCAACTGGCAGGCGTCTTCGATTCGATCACCGCCCAGCTCGCCAGGCTAGAAACCGCCGTCAAGAACGCCGAACAAAGGAGCAAGAGACAATGAGCGCCGTCTACGAATTCTGCGTCGCCCGGTCCAGCGCCGGCGCCGAGACATGGTACGCCGCCGAAGACCTCGGCATCACCTCCATCGCGCTCGAACGCGTCCACGGCGGCGTCGACAAGCTGATCCTCCAGTGCGGCGGGCAGAACATCCTCACGGACGACGCCATCTTTTCCTTCAACGCCATCGTCCGCATGCGCCGCGTCGAAGGCGGGTCGGCCGCCTACATGTTCCTCGGGCGCATGCAGCCCTTCGCCCGCCGCGCCGCGGGGTTCGGGGCAGCGGGGACAGCCGTCATCAACGGCATCTGGGACTGGTTCGAGAAGACCGTCATGCGCCAGGACTGGACAGACGGCGCCAACGTCACGGCCTCCGCCCCCCGCGCCGTGCTCTTCTGGTCGCCGGCCGGCCCGGTCTCCACCGGCGCCCAGATCGAACGCTGCATCGCCGTCGCGCGCGCGGGCGGCTGCCCGTGCGCCGAGCCGGCGGAAGGCGACATCGCCGCCGGCTTCACGCCGCCGTCCGACGAGCAGTCCAACATCTCCGTCGCGCAGGCCGTCCAGACATGCCTGTCCTACCACCCTCACAGCGTCGCCTGGGTGGATTATTCAGAGCGCGAGCCGCGCGTCCGCGTGGCCGCGCGCCAGTCACTGCCATCGTTCACCGTCCCCCTTGCCGCCGCCCAGTCAGAGGCCGTCGCCATCACCTCGCGCGAAGACCTCATCCCGCCCGCCGTCGCCATCGCGTATCAGAAGCCGTGGTCGACAGGCGAGCGGTGCGGCATGTCGACCGTCATCGACCACGCGCCGGTGGTGCCCGGCGAGACGGACGCAGAGCGCGCCGCCCGCCTGTCGCAGTCAGACGTACTGTGGGCCACATACGATCTGGCCGGAATGCAGGCCGTCTACGCCGAAAAGGCCCAGTCCCTGAAAACAGAAGCCATCGACTGGAACGCCAACAAAGCATCATGGTCATGGTGGGCCAGATGGTGCCCTCAACTGAACGCCGCAAACATCACCGACGTCGGGATCATGAACCCGTCCACCAACGCCGCGCTGCCAAAACTGCTGCTTGCCGGCGCCGTGCAGGAATGGATGGGCGTCGAAGAAGCCGAGGCCACCTTCACCTGCGACGCCCAGATCGTGACAGGCCCGCTGGTGCTGCCCGCCGAGATCCGCGTCGAAAAACTGGTCGTCAAACTCAAGGTCACAGACGGCGCAACCAAGACCTACAAAAAGAAAGAGCTGACATCCTACGATTCCGGCGAAAGCATCCCGTCTGGCCTTGCCGCCCTCCTCATGGCCGAATGGCAGCAGCTCCACTACGACGGCGAGATCACGCTTGCCGCCCACGACGCGCCGGTGGGCGTCGGCCCCGGCATGACGCTGAACATCACGGGCGGCCGAGCCGAGTGGGCCGCCATGCAGGCCATGATCGTCAGCGTCGCGCAGGATCTCGGTAACGGCCGCACAACGATCCGGTTCGGCGTTCCGCAGTGGATCGATATAGACAGCCGCGTAGCCTTCTATCGGTCGTGCCGATCCCGCCGCTACACCATGACGCGCAACCTGTCAGAGCCGCAGGAACAGGGAGAGGTCGAGCAGACAGACGGCGGCGACGCCGGCATTGTCGGGCTCCCCGGCAGCCGCGACGGCGGCAACGTCGAGTGCCTCATCCGCAAGGTATTCTTCAACCCCGTCGCCCCCGTTCCGCACAGCGTCGAGATCGATCTTACTGATGGTCTCACAGGCATCGCGTTTGAAGACCCCGACGATGCTGCTATCGCACGGAACATACGCCTCAAAGAGGTTCTCCTTCCTGTGAAAAGCGGCCTCGGCGACGTCGCCGTGTTCAAAAAATCGCAGATCCTTGCCTGCGCCCCTTACGGAGCCGATGTCCCGATCCGTGTTGATCCATTCCCAGGAGAGGGGTTGCCGGTGCAGATTATCCCAGAACCTCCGGAGCCTATAGAGGTAACATATACTGAGTGGATCGGCGGCGAGCCGCTGATAGACCTCAACAGCGCCGATGTTCAGGGGGCTCCAGTGCGCATCAGGGTAGTGTTGCCTGGAGACGGAAACGTTACGCCATACCCATGCAAGTTCATCGCCGCCCGTTTCCCGGACAAAGGCGATGAGGATGATTCCCTCGGCATCGTGCGCGGGCTGGCCACCGATCAAACCCACCCGCTCAAGGCCCGCCTCGCCGGCGTCGACGACATCCCCGAGAGCAGCACCGCGCAGCGCGTGTACGGCTATGCCAGCCCCGGCGAATGGGGCCTGTTCGAGCTGGAATCCCTCTTCAAGTACGACGCGCCAAACAAGCGCTTCTACATCGATCTCGCAGGCTACACCAACTTCAAGTCGCTTACCGGCGATTCAGACACATGGGACTTCAATAGCGACGCAAACCTTGCCGGCAAAAACGGCGCGACATTCGATGTTGTCACCGACGTTTCATGGGACTCAACAAATAACAAGCTGGTCATCAAAAAGCGCTCTATTACGATCTTCAAGTTTGGCCTCAAGAGCATTGCGGCGGCGGCACCAACTACCGTTGTGGAAGGGGAGGAGTGCTAATGAACAACTGGTTCACAAAGAACGGGAAAGTTCTCACCAACAACGGTAAAATCAGAGGGTGCTGTTGTAGCGAACCATGCACCGATTGGGTTGCTTCTGGCGGGACTGGCTATTTGTGTTCATACGTCCGATGGGACCGCACAGGTGATGATTGCCCCAGTGGAACGCTTTTCATGAACCTTAGGTATTCACGGGATTTTACGTGGATAAGTGCATGCAACTCATCATCCATCGACTTGGATGAGCCATACGGTGAAACAAAGTTATATACGATATGGGTTCCAGAAGGATGTAATGATGTGTGGAGCAATTACGTGCTATTAGGTGACAAAATGTTTATATTTCTGCACTCATGGTCGTGGGTGGCGGATTAGTAGTGAGATGAGATATATTATTACCAAGTCAAGGTGTGCTTCTTGTTATGCCCGCAGCCTCACGAAGTGCGGGATCGATCGTCTCCGTATTCCGTCACGTATCGGTTTGGGCGACACCCTCGCAGACTGGATTCATCGATTCTTGCGAATCAAGCCATGCGCCGCCTGCCAGCGCCGCCGCCGTATCCTGAATGTCCTCTTCCCCTACATTCCGCGTAACTCCATCGAATACCGAGCGTGGAACGACTACCTGACGTCCGGGATGCCACACCTTCCTGTCATCTGGGACTCAGAGACGGGCCTTTGCAAGCCTCTTGCAACCTTTCCCCAAAATCCCCACCCCGCTACGCCTCCTGTGTCAAACCGCAGTCATTCCGTGTCATAGCGGCGGGCGTAATACTTGCTGGATGGCTCCGCTTCGAAAGAAGCGCAGATCTCTCGATCAATAGAGTCGGTCACCTCTGTTTTTTCTCGTTCTGTCATCAAGGTTGCGAGCAATTGCCTGTACTCGTCCAATGAAGAAGCCTTGTATCTGTCCCAAAGTTCCGCAAAAGGTCTCTTGCGCTCATCATTTAAACAAATCACCTGAACATTTTTCGCGTCAACGCGCTGTATGGAGTCATTTTCGACTTTTGCAAACAGATGGAGACTGCATGCAAGAAGCACCATGCCACCGAAAACATGTGTGTGTAATTTCATTTTTCCGTCCTTTCCTATTGATGCGCAATATCCCATTGCGCCTTCTTCAGTTTGTCTCCCATCGAGGTCTCGTCCGGATGCATCAGGTTCCCCGTCTCGCTAATATGCCCGGCCCATGTATGGAAGAACTCATGAGCCATGTAGCGGTATCGAAGGGATGCATCTTCGGCTATGATATTCCAGTGAACATCAGGGTTTTCCCTTTCAAGGGCTGTTCCCGATTACCGCCAATGCCCTGTGACGGTCAGATTCTCAACGGCTGGACTTGATAACTCTCGACATCTTCATTCGTGGCAGGTCTTTCTTATCGCGAAGTATCTTGCCAACAGCGTCTCGATTCTCGTCCCACCATTGTTTGAGTTCTTTTTCACTCGAGGCCGGAGGAACAGGCGCACCGACCTGAGCAAGGAAAGCGCGCATGTTGGCCGCCGTGTCTCTCTTCACGGTTACGCCGTCAGCAGAGGATATTGAATCTGACCCCACACTGTCGAACACTGCAAGAATGGCATCTACACTGCCGATGTATTCGAGCCTGCAAATCGATTCTATGAGCGCATCTGTCTGGTTTCTGTCTGTTCCTTTTGCCTGTCCTCTTGACTGTTCTACATACTTCTCAATGAAAAAGGCTTCTGCCGCCTTATCGCCCCGCCGGGCGAGTCCCAACCGACATGCCTCAGCAAGTTCTGTGTCCGTTGCCTCCGTGTGTTGCCTGAGCAAGTCTCTACTGCGACCGCTATTACACATCCCTAACAGCAAGGCCAGTTGTCCTGTCGGTGCCGAGTTGAAAAGATCGCATATCTCTTGGTCTGTCTGTTCCGTAATTTCACAGCTTGAACGGCCAATCATGATACGCAGGACTACCCAATCCCGATTTACACGATATTGGCACCACAAATTGGCGAAGGAGTTCGTCT